CGCAAAGAAATAAAGGCTAAAAAAGATGAAGAAAAAAAACTACTACTTTTGCAAGAAGCATTGGCACTCAGACAAATATTAACACAAGCTGGATATAGAAACCATGTCCAAAGTGAAGATGAAGATATAGATTATCATTTGAGTGGATATAGAAACCGCACACAAAGTGAAGATGAAGATAGTGATAGAGATTACCATTGGAATGAACATTAAAATCAATCAAGATTATTATTTAAAAAACTTTTTTTATAAATAACTAATATATTATTTCTCTATTATAATATATAAACAATAATGTCACAAAAAAAAAGCAAAAAAAACAAATTATCTAAAAAAAAAATTTATAAAATGATTGGCGGTAAATCTATCGAACAACAATTACTTGGTGAACCAGATTACCTATATTCAATTGACCAAAAAACAGGAACAGATGCCGATATGGATGTATGGATTAATGATTTACTTGGAATTATTTTACACTCTGTTGAAGGTGTTGTTTATGGAATTCAAACTGTAACAGATATTGTTGAATTTCCAATGGAAATGGGAACAGCATTCCAGCATACTGGTATCCCAGGCGCAGATTAAAAATAATATTATTTATTTTATAATATTATTTATTTTATAATATTATTTATTTTATAATATTATTTATTTATTACTTAGCATCTAATTTTGCCTTTAACATTTCAGCCAATTTATCCTCACTTTTTAAAATCTCTCGGGTTCTTACTAAATCTGCCTGATACAATGCAACAATCGCACCTCTATAATTTTCTTCACACTTTATACGAGCATCTTTAACAATATCTAATGCTTTTTGTGATAATTCATTCAATGCATAATTTGAAACCATTAATTCTGATTCTAATATATCTAAAATCCCCATTAATTCGACCAACAACATCTTATAATCATTTTGAATTTTTAATGTAAATTCCATATAAAGTAAGTTAAAACGATTTCCACTCTCAATTAATGATTTTTTCTCAATCTCTTTTAACTCCATATAATATCCACCAGCACCTTCACATGAATCTTTTGTCATATATTCAATAAATTGTAATAATTGATTCTGATCTTTATCACCCCTTATTAATAACGCTTTGGGATTCATACAATATTTTCCATCTTTCAATGATTGCAATTTCCCATAACATAATCCACCCTTCCATAATCCATCTTTACCCTTAAATGGTAACTGACGACGTATATATTTAGATAATAATACTCTAACAGTATAATGATCTTTTAATTTTTGACATAACTCACTTCGTGTTAATTCACATTTAGGTGTTTTATCATTACATGTACTAAAAAATATTTTTTGTGTATTATTCATCTTAGTATTATTTACCTTAGTTGCATTATTTTTTTTATTATTTACCTTAGTTGTATCATTTAATTTATTATTTAATTTATTATTTAATTTATTATTTAATTTATTATTTATCTTAGTTTTATTTACGGGTTTGGTTGCATTATTTCCATTATTTTTATTTAATTTATTATTCATATTTGTCATTATTTCATTTAAACCAAAATTCAGTTTTAACTGATTATTTACAGATTCTTTAATATTTTTATTATTTCTAGATTCTATCATATTTATAACATTGTTTGAAACTCCATTAGATGATGTATTCCCTTGTATTAAATTCTCTAATGCACCCAAACTATTACTTAAATTGGTCTTACTATTATTCAAACTATTATTTGAAAGATTTAAATTATTTTTATTATTTTTATTATTATTTGATTCATTTTTTTTTTGTTTCTCTAAATTTTGTGTTAATTTTGTTATTAACCCCCCTATATTATTATTTCTTCTATTATTTCTTCTATTATTTCTTCTATTATTTCTTCTATTATTTCTTCTATTATCATTGTTATTGTTATTGTCATTGCCATTATTATTGCCATTGTCATTATTATTGCCATTGTTATTTCCATTGTTATTATCATTTCCATTGTTATTGCCATTGTTATTGCCATTGTTATTGCCATTGTTATTACCACTGTAAGTTACACTTTCATTGTTTCCATTATTCCTACGTTGTCTGTGTCTATCATCTCGTCTATCACCTTGTACACGTCTATCACCTTGTACACGTCTATCATCACGCCCACGTTTTCCACGTTGTCGTCCACGTTGTCCACGTTGTCCTTGTCGTTGTCCACGTTGTCCTTGTCGTTGTCCACGTTGTCCTTGTCGTTGTCCATTTTCATCTTGTCCTGGCCATCCTCCTTCCTGTTTACTATCAATGTTAAAAACATTAACTAACTCGTCTTTTAATTCATTTACAATAAATTTTTCAGAATAATCAGTATCTCCTTTAATATATACCGTGTATTCTTCTGAATCATCTATATTAGTTGCATTATTAATTCGTTGTAATTTTGTTATGCTTAATTTATTTAATGTTTTATTCATTACAATATCTATTTTATTACAAAAAGCTCCACTTAAATAATTATTATATTTTGATATTAGTTTATTTGATTTTTTTAACAGATTTTCCAATACCTTTTCATCAGCTTGATTAGATAAACCATTTTTTGTTTTGTTTGGTTGTAAATCAATATCATTATTGCTTTTACTCGCAGTATTACCCATATATACTTTATGATAGATAATATTTTCCCTGAATATATTGCCATGCTGTTCTTTCATCAATTCTTGCATATTCAATCAAATATTTGACTAAATATTTTAAATGACCATCATTCGATATTAAATATACAATATTTTTTGAAGATGAGCTATAAATTAAACGAGGTATTGTCTCTATTGTAAAAGGAATGGACCTATTTACCTTATGTTTTGTTAAATTTATAACTGAGTCAATGCCATATTTCTTGATATATGGATATGATTTATAATCTGATACCCATAATCCTGGATATAATTCAAAAAACATTCTATATTTTTTATAAATATTATAAAAAAGTATTTTTTACTATCAACAATACATTATTTCTTCATTTTGTTACTTTCCACAATTACACCCAATCCTTCTCGATGCTTGGCCATTGCCAAGAGGAATTCTTTGTCTCCTCCAATTAGGTCTTACAACTGTTCTTGATATATTTCTTTGAGATGATCTATAACGTATAAATGATAATAATTTATTTCTATCTTCGTTACTTAATTGATTAAAACTACTTGGCATTGTATATTATTAAACAATAAAAGATTTTCCTAATAAAACTCCATTAAGCAATAATAATGTTAATAACACAATTAGAGTAGTATTTGCTAATTTTGAAGACTTGAATGCATCTGCCAATGAATTATCATGTAATACTTTAACTTTACACTTCAAATTATCTTTATTACATGTTACAACATTTTCATCTGGTATTAAACTTCTGATTCCAAATACCGCTATACTACTTACAAATATTCCCAAAAATAATCCACTGAATGTTTTTAATATAGTTGAAGCAGTTGATGTCTCATTTTTATTCTTTAAAAATAATAAATTAATTAAAAATGATACCATTGGTATTGTTAATACAAATTTATTGGTAAAAACATAAATTATATCCTGATTTGACGGATCTCTGTATTTTTTATTAAAAGTATTTAAATAATATGCAATTCCAACAAATGTAACCAAATATACAATATATGCAATGGTACTTGACGGCGATGATGTTGACACATATATTGAAAACATTATAACAATTATAGTTACAAAATAATATAAAGAACTCATTATATTTAATAACATTGTATCACCACTCTTTCTTACTGTTAATTTTGCCTGATGATAAAAATATCCAAACATTAAACCAATAATGTAAAATAATGCAAAAAATATTGACTTTGTTAACTTTAAATCTCCTAAATATCCATTAAATACATAAATAAATGTACCAAATATTAATAATCCCATAAAATCATACTGTGTTATTGGATAACATGTTGTATCAGTGTCATATTTATTCTGGTCATTTACTGTTTTATTTAATAATTTAACTGCAAAATAACCCAATATAATAATTGTCATTACAACCTTATATGAACTCATACTATAACCTGCAATTCCTAATGATTCAACAAATCTTTTTTTATTTATATTATTTGTATTTACACTGCTTAAATAATCATTATTATTATTATTATTATTGAACAAACTATTCATATATATATATAAAAATTATATAAAAAATGAATAAAAAATATATTTAAAAGTTAATTATTTAATAAAATGAATGTCTGGAATACATTTAATCAAGTAAACGATTTGTTTGATGATTTAACTGATGATAAACTCTCAGTAGAATTGGATTATAAAAAAGACCTATTAATTGAAGAAAAATGTTTTAACTGCAAAGGAATAAATATATTGCACGTAAATGGAAAAAAATTATGTCCAAGTTGTGGTTTTGTTAATGGTGAAATATTAGATATGCAACAAGAATGGAGATATTATGGTGCAGATGATAATAAAAGATCATCTGACCCAACAAGATGTGGAATGCCAACAAGCTCTTTATTCTCTAATAATGCATTTGGTGCAGTTATGATGGGATATGGTAATGAAAAATATAGAAGACTTTTAAAATGGAACTCAATTCAATATAAAGCAAAAAGTTTGATGGCTGTTTTCAAATATATACAAGAAGTTTGTATAGAAGCAAAGATTCCCTACTGTGTTTCCGATAAAGCAAAATTAATGTATAAAATTGTAAGTGAAAATAATATTAAAAGAGGGGTGTCAAGACATAGTTTAATTGCTGCATGTGTGTATTTTGCATGCAAAGATAGAGGTATTGAAAGAAAAAGACGTGAAATTTCAAATATGTTTGAAATTGGAATTAAAAGAATGACAACTGGATGTAATATGTTTAAAGAAATTATGTTTAATAAAAATCCTGATTTTGTTAATGGTTTAAATCCTTCATCAACAGAAGATTTTATTAGACGAAATTGTGTATTATTAAAAATATCAGGCGAACAAAGAGAAAAAATGATTTATGTTGCAAATATAGCAGAATTATTGGGTATTATAATGGATAATATTCCTTCTTCTATTGCAGTTGGGAGTATTTATTTAGTGTCACAAGAGAATAAATTAAATATTTCTAAAAAACAAATTGCAGAAACATGTGGGACATCACATGTCATTGTAGCAAAAACATATAAAATTTTAAAAAAATGGAAAAAATATTTGATTTCTTACAATTTAGAAAAAAAAAAATCAAAAGAAATTTAATAATCTAATTCTTTTGCATTTTATGTAATACCATTTATATAATTTTTACAAATTATGTAAATTTTTACTTTTTATAAACGCTAAGTTTACAAACGCTAAGTTTACAAACGCTAAGTTTACAAACGCTAAGTTTACAAACGCTAAGTTTACAAACGCTAAGTTTACAAACGCTAAGTTTACAAACGCTAAGTTTACAAACAATAGTATGGATTTCCATCATTGCTACTTGTTAATATTTTCCATAATCCATAAGTTACAAAAAAGAATAATGCTTGATGCCACACTGGCGATAATGCTGTTTGATTAAGTAATATTCGTTTCATTATTCCAAAAAAAAGTAAAAAAAGTAGTGTTGTAATGAATATATCCAACTTGACTTTCTGCATATACTAAGTATTGATATATTATTTGGCAATTATATCACTATCATAACTTATCTGATTATCCATCATAACATTATCGATTGATAATATTTTATTTGATATAATTTTTGTAAATCCATAATAACAAATAAACATTAATGATAATAATATTCCATCAAATAAAACTGCTCTTTCCAAATCTTCGTTTATACCTATTAATTTAGACCTTAATAATCCCATTACAAGAAATATTACAAATGGACCAACTATAAATTTTCTGAAATCATTCTCTTTTATTAAAAAATTATTATTAAAATAATATGCTATTATTGTTATTACATAAAATGCAAGTGCAAAACTACCAAATACTATTAGTTTTAACATTATTATATTATATCTTAATATTATTTATTTCTTATTCTCTGTTCTATCAAAATAAAATATGTAATTTGTTATTACACGACTTCCGAAAAACCATAATAAATATAATATTGTCATCACAATAAATCGTGACAAAAAAACACCCCAACCTTTCTGGAAAAATGATAATTTGGGATTTGACAATGATATAATTTCAACATACAATACATACAGGAATAAAAATATTCCTAATGAAACATATGCTTCTATATTATCTCGGGGCTGATTCAATAAATGTACCATTATTATATATATTTATTATATATATAATTAAATTATGATTAATAAAAATAATTACTATAATAATTATCATAATTTACCCTCAACTAAATGTGATGACAGAATGTATGACCCTAAAACTGAAAATTTACTAAATAATAAAAATATGAAAACAATATGTTCAGGACTTAACCCCAATAATGTATATAATACATTCTTTGGTAAACATATCAATAATAAATATGAAAAAACCCCATTTAATAAATCCTCGAAAATATTACATACATCTGTTAACCCATCTCTAAATAAATGCTCTAAAAATTGTTCAAATAATAAACAATGTAAATCATTTTCTTATGAAGATAATACTAAATGTTATTTATATAAGCATCAAAAAACTGTTCCAACCAGTAAAGCACATATTAACTACAAAAAAAGTTATGAAAATAATATTTTTAAAATGAATAAATTAAAAAATCCTAATGAAAAAATAGTTGGCCAACATTATGCACAATATGTTGCTACACAAGATGAATGTAACAAAAAATGTATTAATGATGATAACTGTGCAAGTTATAATCTTGAATTAAATCAAAATTACTGCAATTTATACTCGTCTAATGATAAGGTAAAAACCAAAAGACCAAATATTAGTTTATATTCACAAAAAGATGATACTTCATTCACAATACCAGATGTTTATAAACAATATTATGAAAAATATCCACAAAAAGGAAACAAAGGTGACTATTTTTGCAAATATTCAAATAATAAATGCAATTATATCAGTAAAAATGACCCTAAATCAAAAATCAAACCTCTAAAACCTATTCCAGAAGATCCATGTATTCCACCAAACTGTTATCCATCTGATAAAAAAAATAAAAAAAAAATTTATATTAATGGTGTCCCATTCTATAATAATAATTGCAAAGGATTAAACTGTCTTAATCAACAATACTATATTAATAAATTGGGAGTTGCTGATTTATCACACCAACCTAATCCATCCGCACAATCATCACTCTATATTAATCACTTTAAAGACCCTATCAATGATAAAACTTATGCTAATTGTCCAAAAAACTATACCCCTATCCCATATGTTAATCCATCCGGAACTTCACAATATGTTTGTCAAAATGAAAAACTTAGTATGTGTCAACCCGACTCAATGGATACTAACGAAAGAACACATTTACCATCATGTGACCCAATTTTTAGCCAAGAACATCAACCTAACCCTGTTGTTCCTAATAAACCTTCATTAAAATATTTCCAAGACCCAAATAAATGTAAAGCATGGTGTTTCCAAAATCCTAAATGCACAGCTGCTGTCTTATCAAGAGACTTAAAAGGTGACCTATTATGTAGATATTATAGTTTTGACCCAACAAAAATATCACCCAATGTTGTTTCCTCTAAATTATCCACAATTCATGTAAAAGATGGTATTTATAATTCAGATAACATTAAAGAAAAAGCAGTTACACAAGATAAATGTGGTCTATATGGATGCTGTGCTTCTGGTATTCCAAAAAAAGACGCAATTGGTTCAAATTGCGAATTACCCTGTAATATTGGCGGTGGATGCATTACTGGGGGTATTGAATCAAAGACTAATAATAGATTATTTGGTGGTGATACAAGCACTATGATAATGAATGAACATAGTGGTTCAAGTTACACGGAACTTATTAAGAGAAATGAAATCGAACATTTTTCTGTTAAAAAACAAGGATTAAATTTCAGTTCTGTTTTAATAATGATTACCCTTGTCATTATGATTGTTTTCAGTTTAACAAGTATATTTTTAACCCATAAGTAACTGGGTAAACAAAGGTATATAGATGAGTAAACAACTGGTTATTATGAATATATGATACATTGGTCATACAAGTATATATACCAGTACATATACAATTGTATATGTAAATCACGTATATGGGGGTTTTAAAAAAAAATGAAAAATAATA